CCTGTCCTCCGTAGAAGAACTATCTAACCTAATATGACAGGAGCAATTAATGATTAAACTTGATGATTATGAATTACCTGCTCACGTATCCTACTCAGCATTTACAACCTACTTAACTTGTGGTTACCAGTATTATCTAGGAAGATTATTACAGGTACCAGAAGAACCAAGTATCTGGTCTGCTGGTGGTAGAGCATTTCACTTAGCGACAGAATTGTATGACTTAGAAAATGAATGAGTTATGGGTTAAGGCTTGGGAAACTGAAACTAAAGATATTGATTTAAGTACTGCCCGTATTGCGGGTCGTGCCACTAAAGAAAATCCTAATAAGGAAGATGCAACTTGGTGGTACCAACAGGGTTCTAAGTGGGTAGACAACTACATCACTTGGCGCAAGAACAATAAAGACTGGAAGATATGGACTACCCCACAGGGTGCTCGTGCTATCGAGTTGGAGTTAAATCCCATTGTTGCTGGTGTACCAGTGAAGATGTTTATTGACAGGATATTTGAGGTTAACGGACAACTTGTGATTGTCGACTTAAAAACATCCACACGTAAACCAACATCTGATTTACAACTTGGCTTTTATAAAGTTGGTATAGAGATGATGCTTGGTGTCGAAGTCAATCTAGGAAACTACTGGATGTCTCGTGAGTCAGGGACAGGAGAGATGATTGACCTTAGTAGATACACAAAAGATATGCTGGAATACTTTGTTGATGGCTTTGATAAGGCACGCAAGGCTGGTATATTTTTGCCGAACCTACAATCGTGCAGTTACTGTGGACTCACAGAACACTGCCAATTTACGAAAGGAAAATAATGGCTAACGAAGATTGGAAACTACAAGTTTCTATTCGTACGTCAGCAAGTAAAGATTCGGATATGATTAATGTCCGTGCTAATACTGCTGAGGAATTATCTGTATTACTTGAAGGTATATCAGATTATTCTACACAAATTGCTGCAACTGCAAAGATGGTCCAAGGTGCTTACGGTGTATCCCCTTTGGGGACCACTGGTTCAACAGTAGGCACTACGCCCGCAGTTACCTCATCAATCGCCCCGACATCGGGAGCGTCACCTACTTGCGTACACGGAAATCGGAAGTTCTTGAGTGGTATCAGCAAGAAAAACGGAAAACCGTACAAGATGTGGGTGTGCCCAGAACCTCAGGGACCGACACAATGTCAAGCAGTGAACGGCTAATACAAGCCGAATTAGAATAAGAATTGATAGAGGAGTAATTATTAGGGGAAGATAATTGTTCCTCTATCAACTTAAGACAGGAAAAATATGATTGAAATATTATGGCAGTTAGAAATGTATTTATTAGATTTAGAAATGTATAAGTTTATTTTAGAATGTTTTATTGAGTTTGGATTAAGCAATTGAAAACTTTAGTTCGTTCAGTAGGTAGGTCTGATATAGGTGGCGAACCATTGCCCTCTGTATTTAAGGCATTTGAAAACAATAAGATTATCTTGCGTAGAGCAGAAGTATCTATGCTTGCTGGTACCCCTGGTGTAGGTAAGTCAACTCTTGCACTAGCCCTAGCATTAAAGATGAAGGTGCCTAGCCTTTATATCTCAGCAGATACAAATGCACATACAATGGCTATGCGATTAGCCTCAATGATTTCAGGTAAGAATCAAACTGATGTAGAGAACCTAATGAACACAGATTATGGTTGGACTAAGGCAACATTAGCCAAAGGTTCACACATAGTATGGTCATTTGAATCTAGCCCCACACTGCAAGATATTGATGAAGAGGTTCAAGCCTTTGAAGAATTATGGGGTTGTCCTCCAGTTGCTATTTTTGTAGATAACTTAATGGACATTGCTACTGACGGAGGCGAAGAGTTCGCTTCTATGAGGGCTATTATGAAGGAGTTGAAATATCTTGCTCGTGCAACTAATGCTGCTATCATTATTTTACATCATACTTCTGAGGCTGTTAGTGGTGACCCTTGTCAACCACGTTCCGCCCTTCAAGGAAAAGTGGCACAGTTACCTGCTCTCATTTGTACTTTGGGTGTTATTGGTACTTCTATGGCTGTTGCTCCTGTCAAGAATAGATACGGAAGGGCAGATGCTAATGCCAATCTACTAACGTGGTTAGCATTTAATCCTGAGTATATGTTTATGGACGATATACCAGAGAATGTATAAACATATTGGAAAAAAATTTAGAAGAAGAAATACAACACTTCATTACTAAGATTGAGGAAGCAAAAATTAAAGCGACAGATGAATGGGGAAATGGCCTCAACCAAGGATTAGAGTGGGCTATTAGAATTCTAAAGAAAGATAAGAGTGCATACTAATGCCATCTCAATCACGTAAGCATAGGGGTTATCGTAGCCAGAAAGTATTGGCTATGTACTTAGCGGAGAATGGGTTTCCATATGCCGAAAGTACAGGTGCTGGGCGTAGTGGCTCTGACATAACTGGTTGCGTTGGTATAGATTGGGAGGTCAAGGCACGAACTGGATTTAATCCATCAAGTGCTGTTGCACAATTAAAAGAACGAGCAAAGAAAAATATCTTAGGTTTAGTTTGCTTGAGATTAAATGGACAGGGGGAGCAGAAGATTAAGGATTGGGTTGTAGTCTTAAGACTTGAAGATGCAGTAAATTTATTAAGAGAGGCTGGGTATGGTGATAAAGAGTGACAACGACTTGCCTAGTATCAAAGAAGTGCTCATACACTACGGAGCGCATATACGACAAACCTACGGACAAGTCAACCTCCAGTGTCCATTCCATTCAGATACACATAAGTCTGGAAGTGCTAATCTCAACAATAATATATTCATCTGTTTCGCCTGTGGAATGCAAGGAAACAGTTTACAAATTATTAGCAAGCAAGAAGGGGTAGATATACGTGAAGCAAAGCATATTGCAGAAAGAATTACTGGGCAAGGCGACGGAAAAATACGTGGCAAGCATTTATCAGGCGGAAAGTTACCTAAAAAACAGGGGAATTCCAATAGAAGTAGCACGGCTGGCGCAATTAGGCGTAGTAGAAGAGCCTGAAGTTGGACACGAAGCATATACAGGAAGATTATCCATACCGTATATTACCAAGACTGGTGTTGTCGACTTGCGTTTTCGCTCTCTTAATCCTGCTGTTGAACCTAAGTATATGGGATTAACTGGTGCAGAAACTAGAATGTACAACGTACTTGATATTGAAAAGGCAGATAACTTTATAGGTGTATGCGAAGGAGAACTAGATACCATAACTATGTCTAGTTGTATTGGCATACCTTGTGTTGGAGTTCCTGGTGCTAACTCTTGGAAGAAACATTACACCAGATTACTGGCAGACTTTGAACGTGTGTTTGTATTTGCTGATGGCGACCAACCTGGAACAGAGTTCGCCCGTAGTCTTGCTCGTGAACTTCCAGTTACCATCATTCAATTACCTGATGGACACGATGTTAACTCTATGTTTGTCCAAGAAGGCTCTGGATATTTCCATAATAAGATAAATAATAAATGAATATAGAAGACTGGCCACCGTACAATACCTGCAAAGAATGCGGACAAGAGTTCGATAACTCATTTGAACTAGTAGAGCACCTACTAGAAGATGACGAAGAGTTCAACCCTTACTTGGTATTGCCTAGTGGCTTTAGATTAATGCTTGGCTCAATGCTTAAGTTTATCTATGACAACGCACATAATCCTGAACAGATTGAACTCATTACTCAATCAACCTTTATCACCTTATTTGCCTCAGAGAATGGGTATGAACCAATCGAAGAACTTGTAGAAGATATGGTGGTTAAGTCAGCATTACAGGATTTTGATGATAGTCTTAAGACATTATTAGAAGAGGAAAACCCAAACAATGAAAGCAGGGAATAGATACATATGTCAGATTACATTAACCAGCAGTTCAAGAATGATGTAGAGAACACTTTCAATGAACTCAAGGGATTGCTCATCAGCAAGCACATTGATTACGGTCCGAAAAATATTAGCGACTCACCTGGTGGACCTATCAATGGATTGCGAGTACGTATGCACGACAAACTTGCAAGGATTAATAACCTCGTCGATAAAGGCAGAGACCCACAACACGAATCCCTCGAAGACTCTTTCAAAGATATGGCTAACTATTCCATCATCGCACTCTTAGTCTTAAGACGACAATGGGATAGTGATGTCAAATAAATCTTCGTTTGATTTAGACTTTGGTTTTGGTCGTAAAGGTGAACAACTTGTAGATGAATTACTTACGGGTGGTAGGACAGTTGAAGTGAAGCGTGATAGGAAATGGGCTAAGACTAATAACCTTTATATTGAAACCGAATGTTTCTTTAAGAAGATAGAGGACTGGGCACCCTCTGGTTTGAATGTAACCGAAGCCTCTTATTGGGCTTTTGTTTTAGAAGATAGCACCTTAATAGTTCCAACAGAGGCGTTGAAATATGCAGTTAAAAAGTTTGGTAGAGAAATTACTTGCAACATACCACCAAATTTATCTAAAGGATTTCTAATTACAGTAGATGATTTAATGACAGCAACTAGATTATATAAGAAAGAAGATGATGGACTGGAACAAAATTAAAGAATGGGATTATGTTGTAGATGCAGTTGCTTCCGAATACAGCAAAAGATTTAAGATGGTTGAGTTAAAAGATATTAAACAATCTTTATACCAATGGTTCTTTGAACACCCGAATAAACTAAATGAATGGGGAAAGATTGGTGAGAAAGATATGAAAAATTTAATCTATCGTTCTTTACGTAACCACGCTTTAGACTATTGCCAAGAATGGAAGGCCAATACAAGTGGCTACGAAACCAGTGATTTATACTACTATGAGGCGGGTCTGGTCGAAGCCTTGCTTCCTTCTGTCTTAAGAGGTGAGATAACTGTTGGTCATAAGTTGGACTTAGGTGGGGTAACTGGAACTCGTGCTCCTGCTGAAGGTGGAAATCTTATGGCTATGATGATAGAAATTGATTATGCTTATTGGAAACTATCTAAGGAAGATAGAAAGATTTTATTCTTAAGACACGCAGAGTCACTAGAATATAAACTAATTGCTGATACTCTCGAACTTGGTTCAGAAGATACTGCACGTATGAGACAACGCCGTGCATTAAATAGATTGATTCGTAAACTTGGTGGGTTCAAACCATACAACGATGTTGACTTAGAAAAGCAAGATGAAGATAGCACTGACGGTAAAGAACAGTCTACTAATACTGAAGAAGAAACTGAATAAATCTTTCATCTATTATCCGTCTTATAAAATCCAGTGCCCTTGAATTGAACAGATACAGAATTAAAAACTCTCTCTGCTAGTTCACCGCAGACACATTTTACTTCGTGACTTCGTTCATCTACACTTCTACTTAAGACGTAAAGTGCTTGACATTTATTACATCTATATTCATAAGTTGGCATTACTCACACCCATCTATCTCTGTCGGAGCGGTGGCTATCGCCCCGCATTCATCACATACTTGGTCTAACAAATACATTCCTACTTGTCTTGTGTCGGTATCCCACATTACTTTTATATTCCACATCTTTGAACCACATACACATATGAATGTAGGTTCACCTCTTAAGTCAAACATCAATAATAATTCCGTATGGTATGAAACTTCCAAGCCTTGCAAGGTGTTTCATATCGATGTTGAATATATTTATAAGTGTGCAACAACTGTGTCATTGGGTCTTTGCTTTTCTCCTTAAGACGTTGACCAATTCCAAATGCACTAGAGCCAGATTGGTTCTTTGCAAGATGGTCGTACTTGGCTTCCTTGTAGAATATTCTATCAAGACATACCCATTCTTTACCCTTCCAGCCATACCCTGCCCAAGCAATTTTTCTAGCCAACATCTTATTGGCTTTCTTCTGCTCCATCGTAGCCTTGGTTGGCTCAGGTGTAGTTGGTTTATGAGATGTCCCAAGTTTTTGGATTGGATAAAAAATTAGGGTGATGACTAACAAGGACATAGCCACCACCCGTTTCTTTATTAACTTGCTTCTCTTCTCAATCTCCTTCTGTCGTGCTCTGTTAGTCCGCCCCATATGCCATACCTCTCATTGTTTTGTAATGAATAATCAAGGCATTGCAACCTAACATCACAAGCCTTACATATTTTCTTTGCATTGCTTACGTTATCTCCTATCTCAGGAAAGAAAATAACTGGGTCAACCTCTGCACACAAGGCTTGTTTTGTCCACTCTGGTGGTAGTAAACCAAAATCTAATTTCATTTTACCACCCTTAAAATATCTTTGTTCTCCCATATTTCGAATACGCTACCGTAATCTATGTCTTCTGTTCTTAAGACAGAATGGGATTGATTAGTATACAGGAACTCATCTTGTTCTTCTGTCTTAAGACTATTCCAATTGTCTGGCAATTGAACACCATCTGGTAGGTACACATCTATAATTCTTGTGCCCTTTACGTTGTATATAATAGAGAATTGTTTCATTTCTTTAGGCTCGCAAACTTTATATCTTCACAATCAGAGCAAGTGTTTGACTCATACTTGAACCTATCAAATTCTTTTTTGCAGACATCACAATCTACCCATCTTTCATTGTCTTCGTAAGATTGGTAGGCGTAGTCATCTCCAAATAAATATCTTGGCTCACTCACCTTTGTTCTCCTGTTCATTCTTTACATAATCATTTATTGTGAATTGATTTTTCTCGAAAGAAGAAATTAACTTTTGAGAGAATTGATTTACTCTATCGTAATACCAGAAATCCCAATCTTCTTTATTCATAGTGCGTTCTGCTCCTGTCTTTGTCTTAACATAATCATATCCATATCACAATCATCACATATTATTTCATTGTTCCAATTGTTCCACCATTGAGGGCTAGGTATTTCCCAGCCACAATACTGGCATATACTTTTAGTCATTTGTTTTCTCCTGTCAGTTCAACTAATCGTTCTGCTAATACTACTAGGCTTTGAAATAAATCTAAGCCTTCTAGTTCCAAGTCTTCCATCAATAACTCCCGTCCTTGTGGGAATTCCACCCACATCTATCGCACTTTACTTTACCTTCTATTGTTTGGCTGTCGCCACTCATTACGCTACCACATACCCAGCATTTACCATAGGCCATTACTTCATCTCCCAAGTTAGTTCATCTAGGTAAGCCCCAAAACTATTTCCGTTATGGGCTTCTTCGTCCCACTCTATCACCCATTGGGGTGTAGTTAAAGGGCTTCTCCAATATATTTCATAGCCACTAAACTCGTCCCAAAATAAGTGTAGTTCGTAATCTTCACCATCGCGGGTGAAATGTATGTATCTTTTCCAACCAGTTTCTTCGTGTCTTAAGTCGTTAATTTTTATTGCGTTCATTACTTTTCTCCTGTCTAGTAGATAGTTATACTATTGTATCACACTATAATTCTTTTGTCAAATTATGGCGTGTCTTTATATTTTTGGACAATCATCATATGGAAAGTATTCTTGTTCTTCACAAGAGCACCAACCAAATTGTTCTACTTGTGTTTCGTGAGTTAAGTCTGCAATATCTTGCCAACTCATTTGATTTTCGTGACAACAATCTTCACATAAATCACAATCATATTCTTTAGGATTGATTAGTTCATCACAATTTTTGCATTTAACCATTACGTCCATTGTTATTCTCCCGTCTTAAGACATCAATCGTTTTTGGATTTTGGTAGCAGTGTCATCATAACTTAATGAGGCTCTGCCATCTTTGCCTTCTGTCCATACAATCATCTTATGGTCAAGGCGTATTGTTGAGCCATTGCCGTATAAATCCATCAAAAGACTTGCGCCCTCTGTATCTCTTACACTAGCAACATAGGTATTGTTTGCGTCATACACTTTCCATTTAGGACTTGCACCCATTTTATTTCTCCTCCTTATATTCAGATAGCACCCATTCTAGGGCTTCTGTCCAACCAAGTAATATATCTTTTGTTCCATCTGTTGTCTTAGAATTGAGTTTAATATCTTCCAATTCATTTTTAATTTCTTGACTTGTTCTCATATTATTTCTCCTGTCTTAAGTAGTAATTAACCGTAAACTAACTTGTCGAAGATAGCATATTGCACAACTATATCTCCGAAACAAGCGTCGTAGTCTTCTGTATCTAGCGGATAGTTTCCGCAGTGAGTTTGCCCTACTTTAAGGGCTAATTCATATCCACGTCTTAAGTCTTCAATCTCTACGACGTAGGACTTTTCCTCAATACTGTCATAAACTCTAACCGCCTGAGGATTGGGAACTATTTTACCATCAACTCTTTTAAATAAGTCAATGCCTTGATAGTTTGGTTTGCGTAGTTTCCTGCACCAGTAATACATACCAGCACCATCACAACCCCATACCGCTTCCCATAATTCGCCAACTGTAAACTCTTTGCTCACTGTTAGCGTTGTGTTTGTTTCCATCTTGTCTCCTGTCCTTGATGTAGTTAAACAATAACACAATTGTTCATCGTGTCAACTCTATTTGTTTGTGTTTCCTGTCTCACGTCTTAAGACTGACAACCTCCACAAATATTCTTTGGATAAAGACAATCACCGCAAACAACTATTTGTTCTTCTTTATCTTTGTGTCTTAAGACATCATTCATTTTGTCTTCTCCAATCTTTTGTATTCTTTTACTAATTTTAACCGCAACATTTCATTACGATTTTCTATGGCGTCAAGTTGGTTATCAGTCATTAAGTCGTTTGACTCATAACAATTAAGCCATTCGATAAGTGTTTCAATTTCATTTCTGGTTAATTTCATTTGCCACCTCCTAGGTAGCACTTATCCATACTTCCCCAGCAATATCCATCTCCTACCCAATTTAAATGGGTGGCGACGTAATAAATTCCTATTAGTAATGCGCCCCAGAATACGAGGCGCACCACCTTTCTAGTCTGGTAATACCTGTGCCCTCTGTTCATTTTATCTGCTCCAACCTGTTAACAATTGTTCCGTTATGCAATTAGAGCAGGCTTTTATTTCTTGCCCATTCTTTACCACATCAAAAAGATTTTTCTTTTTGTTGCATTCTTGACACTTGCTTTTATGTCTTAAGACGTTAGTCATTTGTTGCCACCTCTTTGAAGTCGCTGTAATAACCTGACTTGATGTCGTTTCTTATCCACTTTTCAGCGTCATTATTCCACCTCGAAACATCACAATTTGAACTGTGTCCATTCTTTGTAATTGTGTAGACCGTTCCACTTGTGGTAATTGTGTCGCCTTTTGCGTTCTTCCATTGTGCCATTTTATCTCCTGTCTTAAGTCGAAAGGTATCTCCTTCCAACTCGTGCCCCGCTAGGTCGTGAACCTGCGCCCTCTGTTAGGAGGCGGGGCTTTCCCGTCTTAAGACGCCATCTCTTTCATTTCAAATCTTAACGGGCATTCAATCTCTGCTACAAAATCGGGGAAATAACTCCAGCCCTCGCCCTCTCGGTAAAGGTAAGCGAACTCCTCGCCAGCGTTGAAATTTGTTAACCAATCTTGAACGTCTTCAAATTCTCGCACCTCTTCCCTGTAAGCCCTTTCCGCTGTCTGTTCGATTGTTTCCTCTAATGAAGAAAATCCACCTAAAGAAATTAAATCTCTTACCTTGTTTGGCTCGGTGTAATTTTTTACTAAAGTTGTTCCGACACCTGAAAGGTATCCGTCCCAATGGCAATAAACCGCTTTCACTCTATCGCCCTCTTGAATTGCTATCGTGCTACGT